ATGCACATTAAATTAAAATTCGCATGTATAACATTGGCTTTTATGACAAGTGGTTCAGGTTTTGCCTCACCTTTTAATCCCAATATTAATGCTAACAGAACGACTCTTTCCATGGGCTACTCACAAGGAGAGCTTCGGGACTTCGGTTCACTCTATGGAGGGAATATTACGGTACAGTTTGAACCCGATTTTCCTGTGGGGATAATGGGGTCAGTGACAGCTCTGCGTTCAGACCTTGACGCAATTTCTGACAGACTGAAAAAACATCATGGCTCATCGCCTAATAAATTAGCTGAGAGTGCTGAGTACTACTCGGCCATGTTTGGGCCAACTCTTCGTTTGAATGAGAACATAAGCATTTATGCTCTGGCTGGCATATCGCATAGCAAAGTCGATAATTACTCAGTCACTCAGTCAAATAGCGATAAAATATACCCTGCCACCTCAGACAGTAACAGATTCGCTTACGGTATTGGCATGACTGCTAATGTAACAGACCATCTTAATCTCAGTATTGGATATGAAGGTTCCAGGGTCAGGTTTGATGAAGAATCACATCCGATCAATACCGTCATGCTGCGTGCCGGCTATCGCTTCTGATTACATTACGTCCCCTTAGTACACGTAATGGGGGCTTTTATCATTCATATCATGTTGGATTTCTACGGAACCAGAAATGAAAAATAATTTGATTAAAATGATCTACGCACTGGCCTGTTTTTTGTGCATAACTGCAAGAGCGGAAAATATTCCAGACCGTACCACGATGTTATTTGGTTATGAGCATGGGTCAATAGAAGGCTATGGCAGCCTCCACGGACCCAACTTTAAGATAATCTACGAACCTGAGAGCCTGTTTGGTATTGTCGGCTCTTTGACGGCCCTCAGAAATATATGGGATAACACTGACGAGTTTCATTTTGAAAAGAATATCAACGGCAAACGTATCAGAGTCAGAACAGAAAAAAAAGCCACACAGGATACGGAGTATTATTCTGCGATGTTTGGTCCATCATTACGTGTAAACAATCTCTTGACCGTATATGGCATTTTTGGGTTATATCATCTGAAAATAGATAACCCACTCATACACGACCCGGCTACGAAAAAGGCGGCAAGGAATGGTTCCCACTCTTTTAATAATGTTGCCTATGGTGCCGGTGTTATCCTGAATGTGACGGATACGCTCACGCTGGCAGCTGGATATGAAAGGGCGTCAGCCGAAAAAAATCAGGATTACCGCAGCCTGAATGCTGCATCACTGAGTATGGGTTATCATTTTTAACGAATTCATATCTCAAAGCATCAAACTGATTACATCAGCTCTTTCAGCTGGAATTGCCGGACTGGTGTCTTCTTTTATACCGGGACGTCTGGCCAGCGAATGGAACCAACATTTCCCGGTTCAATGCGGTATACATCAACAAAATGCTTCTTCCATGACAACAGTTTTTGGGTTTCTTCATCCGTTAATGCATGAAATTCTTCAACAATCTTCAGCTGTCGAATTTCGGTGTCAGCCGTCATTAACATCGCATTTCTTTTACTCACTGCATCCGCTATACGCTCCTGTTCGGAAGGTTCAGGAGCATCAGCCCAGCAAGGCATACCATTCTTATCGGCACCACGAATTTTTCCCTGTGGAGGCTGCCCATTGTAATTTAGCCAGAGCGCTTCTGATATGTTTATGACATCATCACTCCATGAACCATTCTGAATGTATACCGCTTTCTCATCCAGGTCATAAAAGGCTTTTGTTGTTGCACTGAATCCAATATTCATATCATTCCACCATGCTCTCACTGACCAAACGCAACCCAGTAGAATCCAGATTCACCAGAACCGGCATTCAGCTCAAAGTGTGTATTATCAATGACACTAATATACGGGTTCACGACACTTTTTTTATATGTTTTGTTCAACGAAAAGTGGACATTGAAACAGCCAGAAGGGAATACGATGGGAAAGCTAACACTGGTGGTGGTGCTGGCGCGATCAAACATTCCCCCCTGAATAATGAGTTGATTATTGGGTGATTTATAGTGCCAGGCTTTCTGAGAGCCTGAGGTAAAAGGCAACTGTCGTTTAAGCCATTTTTCCAGACTCCCCTCCCAAAGTTTACCTCTTACATCACCTTCCTCAGTCAGCTCGGCCTCCCCTACATTCAAACTTTTTTCGATTGTCAGATTGCCCTGTACAACGACATCGCCGCCAATATGTCCTCCGTCGCGGGAATAATACTTTTGATCCGATTCATCTTTGGTGTAGCTGCTTTTAGGTGAACTGAGAATCCAGGCGCCGATCGCGCTATTCCATTCAACTTCCGCAGTATTTCCCTGAGAAATCTGACCAGCCGGCAATTCCTGGTGTTCAGCAGTGAGGATGCTGGCCGCTGGAAAATGACTTACCGCCAGTGCCGACGGACCCGAATTTGTATTCTTCGCACGAAAATGTAATCGCATACCGTCGCTGATATGGCCAATTGCTGGCTGAAAAGAGACCTGATAGTGATTTACGGTTCCCGAATCCATTCCGTAAGTTAGCCTACCCTGCTGAATCGCACCGATGAGACCATTTACGGGTAGGAAGGGAGCGCCATCAGCGGGACGGATATCCTCCGCATTAACATGACGATCGCCATAGTTAATCGTGATGACCCAGGCAGATGTATAGCCTGCATCTGGAGGAGGCGTAGTCTGAGAGCCGGCTGCAGCAGCAACTCCAGCTTTGAGACGAACAATGCAGGCACCTGAACGCACCGTACTCTGAGCATTGCCGGTATTATCAGGACCGCTAAATGCCATAGCAGGATCTGCAGCGTTGTAGTAGGGCAAAACGGTTTGGCCGCCATCCACATCGTTATAGGTAACCTGAATCAGATAGTTGATGCTATGCCCGGGCGTCGCTGGTGCAGACAGGTGGAATGTAACTGGATCAGGATTAAGTCCCTGCTTCAGCAGTGTGTGTGTCGTGTCAGCTGCCAGCGATGAATACGGCGTACCGTCTGTGTTGTGCAGACTGTAAATCTGCCCTTCTCCTATGCTCACTGCCAATGTTTCGGCAACATCTGGTGTACAGACGAGTCCATAAAGATAGGTATTATTTCCCATAATGACTGATGCCAGTTTGGCCATCCCTGTCATGGCGAATTTGTTGGTGTTAAGCAGGTCAGTTTCGAGCGGAATTGCGCCCGGATAAACGATGAGACGATCCATGATTTCCCCATAGAAATGGCATTTGCTTAAGTGTCCTTAATGACGCCATTTATCTGAATTGACTATTTACTGCAGTCGCACCCATACGAGGGTGCCTTCCATCTTCACTGCTTCAATGGCAGCGTAAATCTGTGCATCCGTGATACTGCCGGCAACCATCTCACGAGAAACATACTCCCCCTGAGATGATTGCCCGTATGCCGCTGTAGAAGTCCGGTAGCCCGCTACCCACGGAATGCCCGCCTTCTTTGAACGCTGGACAGTAACAAATGCCTGGTAAGGTAAAAGGGATGAACCATAACCACCAGCCGCGCCATAACCCATTGTCGGCCGACTATATGCTCCCGTGTCCTGCAGCCGCTGCGGCTCAAATATCGTCGGTGAATTGCCCGTCAGTTCTGCAAGAACATCGTGGATAGCCTGTCGTGTTCCCCGCTCCCGTAACAGTGCCCGTTTAATCACCGTGCGAAAGACGTCATCAGTCATATCCACAGGCCGCGTAAGAGAGTTCCCGAAAAAATCATACGCCGCCATATCCAGCCAGCCATCACTGGCGGAAGAGATACGGATCTGTGTTTTGGCGTAAAGATACAGGGTGTAGCACCAGGATAACGCCGCAGCGCATGCTGATAGCGGTCCATTCAGAATGGTGCTCTCCTCTGCAAACCATGCGGGAGGAAGCAACACCCTGAGTCTGGTGTAAAAGTCGTTCTGATCACCTTTGGCCATTCAGCTCACCACGATTTTCCCGGCACGAATAATCTGTCTGGCAGAAACCGCAAAATCCGCCATGCCACCGTTTACCGTCAGTGAAGTAACGTTGATTACACATGGACTGGCGGAATAGGCCACTCTTACCAGCTGGGTGTAGGCAAGCAATTTGCCCAGTGACAGGCTCGACAGGTATTGATTAAGAGAAGCGCGCACCTGATTGACGATCTCCGCGTGATTAGCAGTGGCCTCGGTAGTTACCATTAAGACGACATCGACTTCGATGGTTTCTGGGGGGAACACGCCGAACGACACCGTGAATCCCCGGGTATTTTCGATAGCCTGATAGGCTTTTTTCAGTAATGCAGGTGCGGGCAGCCCCGTGCCATCATCCACCACAGCATAAAAATAGCCGGGCTTATACTCTCCTTCCGGCGTGACATTTTCAGTCAGCGTATAACTGATACCGCTCTGCAGATTACTTATCGCAAAACCAATAGCCGCTTTCGTGGCTCTGGACAGTGAAGCAATCCACAGCACAAAGCGCGCGCGGTAGCTGTCATCGGATTCAGCATCCTTACCGTTTGTAAAAGCATCGTTATTAGTCACGGCATCAACCGACATTACCGAGCCAGTAATGATAGTTACGGTCTTCGCCTGCGCGTTACCTGCAGTCCCGGCAATATTCGCACGCACCGGGACGGCTAGTGAACTGACACCGGGGGCGATGACATACGCAGCCCGTGCTGCATCCCACTCTTTAATCAAAGTGTTGGGTATGACTGAATAGGTCTGAGAGCCGTCAAATGTTGTCACCTGCGCGCCTTCCTTAATCAATGCCTCGCTGCCAGGAGTAAACCGGCTAAACGTCACTATCCCACTGGCCTGAACGGCCTGAAGGCGGAAAAAACTGAAGTCCGCCATCCAGCTGTCCAGGTCTTCGCCAGAGCATGTTGCTGCACGTGTCGTGACCAGCAACTTCACTATCAGCTGCTGTATCCACATGGCCACCCCAGCGTTGGATTCCGCAAGCGATCGCAGGATGCTACCGATCGAAAAATCCAGCAGTTTTTCAGCTCGGGCCTGAATAGCCGTGACCTGCTCACTGACGAGTTCAGAGAATGACCTGGTGTTAAGGGAAGCCATCGCTTTACCTCGTGACGTCGAAATGGAGAGATTCATTGACCCTGGTCGTGGCGTCGGTGTACGCAATTGAGACACTGACCCCACCTTCAATAATTGTCAGCCTGATTACCGGCGGTGGATTACTGGCCACCGATTCCTCCAGTAGCATCTGCCCGGTGATGAGCGCTTTCCACTCTCCAGGATTCACCGTTTCACCAATTTTTTTTGCCAGTCCGGCGCCATATTGGGGGTGAAAAACGTAGTCGCCCGGATTAGTCAGTAGGCGACGTAAAATTCGTTGATTAGTGCGCTCGCTTCCTTTAACTGTGCGCAGGTCTCCAGTAGGCGCCTCCTCGAGGTCGCCGCCTGTGAAGTGATAGATGTCGTACATGCACTAAGGCGCCCGCGTTGATTTAATCTGCTGCTCGGGAGGGTCAGTACGGTTACCCCGACCTTTTTCAAGGTGGGTATGACCGCCATAAACAGTGCGGATGCGATGTAACGATCCAAACCTGCCGTTTTTGTCGAAGATGTCTTTAACGACCCTGAGGTTTCTATCGACAGTCACATCACCGCCGGTAAAGTGATGCGCCGGTGCGTTAAAGGTGAGCTTAATTTTCGCACTTAGCAGAACTTCACCGCTGTTCAGGAACTTCAGGAGGGAGCCACTCTTATGCATCAGCCAGAACTCGCCTGATGGCGGCCCAGGACAACGGTCTTCATCGTTATAAAATTGCCCTGCTGCCATGCCGACGCCTGTCAGACCACTATCAAACTCAATCTCCACCACTGCACCGATCATCGGTCCAGCGGCCATGCCCCAGCCATTGCCTACCCAGGGAGAACTCAGTGATATCCAGCCTGTTTCTTCACCCGTAGGTTGCAACTGAACCTTCACAGCATAATTGTCAGGATCATAGGCAGTGATGATGCCCTGGCGTGTGCCACTTTCACCGGCGGCACTCTGGTGTGCTGTCGCCGCCATGATATTCAGTAATGCTCTCAAAGCCAGACTCCCAGCGCTGGGCTGTGGTTTTTCCCTGATATGTCCATGGTGTACCCCGTTTCCCAGCTCAGCGTCCGGCGTACCCGATCGCAGTGGTAAATCTGGTCGAAAGGACTCTGTGTACCCTCAATACGCACATGTGTACCCGGCATAAGCAGATTGTCTCCTGCCGTTGATCCACTGAACTTCATCTCATGCTGTACCACCTGCCGGTAAATAGATTGCGCCAGCGCGTGAGCACCCTTTTCTGACAACCCGTTGCGGATGACCCGATAGACCTGTTTTTGAGATGTGGCTTTTCCTGGTGCGATACTTTTAGCCGAAGCCGGAAAGGACACGACAAACTGCTTATTTTTCAGTTTTGCATTCCAGCTCAGCACCTCAACCGTAATCCCTCGGGAAATGGTCAGCGCGCGTGAAAACGACAGGTCGTCGGAGGTATTGCACTGTGGATACGCCAGCAATCCGGGAGGCTGCCATCGAATGACATAGTTTTCAGCTTCAGCCGGATCCCGTTTCGGCTCAAAGTGCAGGTTGTCGCCATCCACGTAAACCAAGAAATTCTCAATGGCCCCAAGCGTTGTGATGAGGTCCCACTCCGTCTGCTCACCTGTCAGGTGTGCAGTATCAATCTGGTAAAATTCGCCAACACGCCTGCTGGTTGCGCTAACAACCGGCGTCAGGCTGTGCCGTTTGGCCAGCATGGTCGCTATCTGTGAACTGGTCAGGTTTTTAAAGCTTTCCCCTGTGGTCTTCGCATCAATAAGCTTCGCGGCAAAGTCACGTCCTTCAGCCGATATCACAAAGCGCGCGGGTTCGAAGTGCCAGGTATCAATGTTGCCGGTGATGTGCTTCTTCTCATCAATGCCTGCTCGTGTGCTTACCGATATGAACAGTTCAACCCGGATAGTCGTCTGCACTGCCCACCAGTTCAGCATCTGCATGGTGGCTGGCAAAGCTGTGATGGCCAGCGTCAGATCAAACGTCCCAGCGCCGCGAAAGGCATGCGCTTCAACACTAAACGATATGAAAGGCACGTCAGTGCCATTTAAAAGACAACGCCCGCTGATTTGGCGGGCGCTGGGTAAAACAAGAGGATCGTTGACGTCCATAGCTAGCTCGTCGTTCCTGAGGGTATTTGAAGAGTGTTGATACCGCTCAGTTGCGGATCGGTCAGGTCGTTAGCTTCGGCAATTCTTGTCCACATAGATGCATCCCCGTACTGTTCTGATGCCACCTGATACAGATTGCCTCCAGCAAGGGTAATGGCTTTAACCCCCTCCGCAAACTGACCTGTTCTGACGTTTTTATTCAGTCTTCCCAGCACTTCCTGTAACCGATACAAGGCTAAAATACGCGTGCTGCAGTCAAGATGGATAAGCAGGTTACTCACGGTTTTTGATACCGGATTACCTGGAACCAGGCCACCGAGTGAGGTGATATCTCTGGCAGCGGCTTCAAGTAATGCCAGCTCATGCTGGATAATATTACGGGCGGCAATGAGGGGTCTGATTACAGACTGAATCTGCGCCACGGTAACATGGGCAAAGTCCGTAATCTGTTTTACCACCTGATGGAAATCTTTTACTGCCCTGGTGACAGCATCGATATTGATCATATTGGACAGACCCAGCGCGTGCCCAAGATCACTGTCAATCAGCCCCCGCAATGCGCCCGTCAGTGCATCAACTTTGTCGGAGTAACCATCATTGCTGATGATTGCCACTTCAATGGAATACGGGCGACGCCATACATACTCATAAACCGGCGCAAAACGGGTGATGATCACCGTAAAGCGGTAATCGTCGAAAGTGAGCACTGTTGGTCGCCCTTCGTCCCGCATCCGCTCAAGGGCACCGACGCGTTCACCTGCCTGCGAGCCGGTGATGACGCCAGACCAGGTCAACGGTTCGTATTCGGTACCCAGCACATCAATGATGCGCCTCCCACCGATTAGTTGGTGCTGGACTGTCTTCTGCCGACCGGGAATAACCACACGTTCCGGCACTTCGAATTCCATAAATTCGAATTCGCCTAACATCAGACGTGTGGCGGTCGGATCTCCACCACCGGTGAAAGAGAAATTTTTATATTGAATGCTCATACGATGATGACTGGACTTTTCCAGTAAGTGGCCCTAAAAATCGTTGTTCAGGGATTTACGCCTAATGAAGGCTGAGGGGATTACATGCGTCACACTGTCCATTTTTTGTGTCCGGTTAACATGTCCACGGTTTCAGGGCTTCAGGACGCATGTCTGAAAGCTTTGGGGAATGGTGCAACGCAAATTAACCTGCATATCTCCAGTCCGGGCGGTGAGCTGTTGGCCGGTTTTACGGCTTATCACTTTTTAAAATCCCTGCCTGTGCCGGTGCATACGCACAATCTCAGTAACGTAGAGTCCATTGCAACGGTGATTTATCTGGCTGGAAGCGACCGCCGGGTAAACCCAGGTTCGCGATTCTTGATCCACCCTCTTCAGTGGGGCTTCACTAATCATGCTGCGGATCACGCCCGAATAGCAGAATGGGTGAGAAGTCTCGATAATGATATGAAACGCTTCATTGATATCCTCACTGAAGAGACGAAAAATTCTGGTACAGACTGGTCTGAGAAAATAGAAAGTGCTTCATTTATTGATGCTGAGCGCGCCGTAAATTATGGTCTTGCTGATTCTGAGATCCGGGCGACGCTTGAAGGTTCGATAACTAACTGGTGGGTTAACTGCTAAAAATTATTGAGAATGCAATATTGCGCGCGATGCACAAAGGTTCAGTGAGTCAGGTCCCAATTACTTAACACGAATGCCCACAGAGAACATTGTGGGGTGATTAATGTAGTGCGTACGCGGTTTGCTGTTCCTGAATCAATGTCAGAATAAGTTTGTGATCATAAGTTGTCCTCCAGAGATTCAATTGCCATCCGCATAGCCTGATGTTCCTCTCCGGTAAGAATTTTGTAACGTGCTGCAAGCTTTTTAATCTCTTCAACTAACAGTAAGCGGGTGGTCTCTTCTCCCCGCGCAGCTTTTTGTATAGCTACCTGCCCTATAATCTGACACGCATCATCAAAATTCTGTTCGAGTTGTTTACTTAATTTAGACACGATTGGCTCTTAATTCTGGTTATTAGTCTTAACTAAGAGTGGATGAATATGAGATAAATTCCAATAAGAAAAGAGGAAATGTTGAGGAGTATCAATGCGCTGCCCTTTCGAATCCCATGTAGAAGGATTCACACCTCATCTCATGGTTCATCCACCCTGAGATGATCACGGCCCCTGGTCAGATAAAAGATAAAAATTTGCCGCTTTACATGTACTTCTCTCAACATAATCTACAATCATAATTGTCTTTATCACCCCCTGTGATGAGACCCGCTCTTGTTGGAAATTTGGCACAGGATTGTGCCCAGCCCGGTTGCCACCACTACCGGGCTTTTATTTTTATCACCCCTTCTCATCCCTCATTGTCTTTAATCTGATGCTTTACTTCTCACAAGATTATTAGCAATTGACGGCTATCAGATAACTGAAGTTTTGTTTCACGTTACTGCCGCTTTAGCTTGTCGCCCGCATGAGTCGTCGATCGCTACAATTGATGCATAAAAAATGATTAGCAACAGTTTGGCTGGACATAATGATGACGATGGATTTAAAAATACATACGAAACTCAGCCTAATCCCGCCCCTTAAGTCAAATTTTGGTTGCTTATTTGACCTGCATCATTCTATTCCCCTGCCTGAGGGTGGAAAAAACACACAAGCTGCCTAATATTTTATGTGAGTGGCTTAATACTAACCTAAATGCAAAATTAATTAAGGACTAACTATGGCAGAAGTAAAACTCAGAGGCGGTGCAGGTAATTTTGCAAACGATCCTAATAGAGCGAGTGAGGCCGGTAAGCGAGGAGGACGTGTCAGCGGTGGTAACTTTAGAAACAACCCGGAACGAGCAATCGAAGCTGGACGTAAAGGAGGACGTATAAGCCGTCGCCCTCCAAACCCATCTACATGAAGAATTAATAAGATATGTGCCATGGATTGGCATAAATACCTGTCCTGTTAACTATTTTTAGGGCCTTTTAATTCTCCAGTCATATGCAATTAAGGAATTAGAGAGCTTCTTTATTGTTGATAATTTCATCACCAATTTTGGCAATGAACTTTCTTTATTACCTTTTAATGTTGAATACGATTCGTCATTAAATAAGTATCATACGGCAATTCTCCTTATGTTCCGTACGGCGCAAGGGAAGTTTAATTAACAATAGTCAAGGCATAAATACATTACTGACCTGGCCCGGATGAGTCATTAGCATAGATGGATCGAACCTACTGCTACCTTCTGTTGCACGAGTCGCCTCACGTACCTGATGTTGCGTTACGGCCTCGCCCACTGCTCTTTTGTCCAGATAGACCTTGCTGTGAACCTGAACCATCTGCTGAATTCTGTCTGGCATTGGCGGGACGTCATTACCGCGATGCAAGCTCTGCATACCTTTTGCATAATCTATCCCACCCTTATTTCTTCCCTGCGTTGCCATAGCGATCGCTAATGCTGAATTAGTTCCGGAGACGCGTGTACCACGGGTTATGGCCTCAATATCACTGAACAGTGTGTACGCGCTCTTTTTCAGCTGGCGTTGAGCCGTTGTCGGAATGTTGACGCCAGGCAGGTTGTTGAGCAGGCCGGTGATGTAGTCAAACAACCGGTTAAAGCCTGACTGCACGCGCTCGCCGAAATTATCCGCCCTGCTCTCAATGCCTTCCCACCAGCCAATGAAATGCTGCCCCATTCCCTTTATTGCGGACCAGGTGGTACTGCCCACTTCGCTGAACTCTCTCCACATTCCCGTAAGCGCGGGACGGACGCGTGCCCAGTTGCTGTAAATCAGTACGCTGGCACCTGCAACTGCTGCGATGGCCAGCGTCACCGGACCACCCAGCATGGCGGCAACAGAAGTTATAACGCCGAGACTGCCCACCAGCCTTGCTCCGGCAATGGTGGCACTTAACAACAGAATGCCACCGGACAGCAGTGTCAGACCCGCGAGCGCAGTCGCAGAGTAAGCCGCAATCCGGGTGGCCCATGGATTGTCTTCGGCGAACTGGCTGAGCTTGTCGATAAATCGTGTAAGTCCCAACGTCAGGCTGGTTACCGTGGGCAGCAGCTGGATGCCCAGGATGGCTTTCAGGTTGGTCCAGGCTGCCGTGAGCCCAACAGCGGCACCGTCAGGTGAATTCAGATAAGTGTCGTAAGCAGCGCTGTAACTCTGCGCACGGTGGAATACCGTGGCGTCTTTGCTCAGCTTGGCGGCATTCTTAATGTGCTGGCCATAAAACTGTCCGGCGTTACGGTTCAGGTATTCACCGAGCATGTTTCCGAGTTCATCATCGGTAAGCCCGCTGCCGTAACGCTGTCGGATTTTATCCGCCATCACGGCAGCAAGTTTATCGGGGCGGGAAAACAACCTCGCATACTCCGGCTTCAGACCGCCACTGGTAACGGACTCACTGCCAAGACTCTGCCGGTATAAATCCCTCTCTTCAGCCGACATGTTGCGCATAGCTTCGCGCATCATCTTCAGTCGTACAGGACTGACACCCTCTTCCAGCATGCCTATTTCAGCGAGCAAACCCTTTGCCTTCCGGTCCATGTGCCCACCAATCAGCGAACTGAATGCTGTCATAAGCGCGGTACCGGATTTATTTCCCCCTTTGTCCATGCTCATCAGGCCTGCAAACTGACCATAAAGATATTGCGGATCGAGCATCATATAAGCGGCTTTGCCCGTCTGCGAGGCGGCAAGAAAGTCTTTCGGGCTGACACGCCCGCGTGATGCAAGCTGTACCTGAGACATCATTGACAGCTCATTCAGGAATCGGGCGGGATCATTAATCACCGCACCGCCACGGTGCTCTAAAGCCTTCGCTGCGGCATTGACCAGTCCGTCAGTTGCGCCTTTACCAAGCGCCATACGTACTGTCGCTTCATAGCGGGCAAATTCTGGCGCGGTCTCAACGGCATGGTGCAGATCACCAAAGGCTGTATGCAGGTCCTGAATCAGGCGAATATTACCTGCAATCGTGGTACCCAGCGTCTGGTGTGCCAGCAACTGCGCCTGACCCGTCACTGCGGCATTGTCCTGAGCTGAAAGATTAAGCGTGTGGAAATCAGTCTGAGCGCGCACCAGGTCTCGTGCAGCCTTAAGGGTTGCATCCAGTCCCTTTGTAATACCCAGGCCAACAGCTGTTAGACCTCCACCAGCAATCGTTATTCTCCCGATCTGTTTCATCTGCGCCTGAAACAATGCAGCCTGCTGGTGGGTGTCTGCAAACCTGCGTGAGACAGCCAGTAAACCAGCGGAGATGTTTTCAGTCAGACTAAACCTGACTGCGACTTTATAGGCCTCTAAATCCATCGACACTCCGTTAACAGGCAATAAAAAACCCGCTTTCGCGGGTTTCATTTGATTTTCTATACACAGGCTCCGATAAAGTCACCAAAACTTTCATCTTCTAAGCTTATATACTCAACTCTCCACTGGTCCATCCTACGAAGGGAATATAGTGAGAAATGCGTATCAGCAACAGCCAAGCAGGAATTCAGTTCAATTAGTTCCGACTCTCCAAGAAGCGGGTCACCATAAAATTTGTGAAAAATTCCATTTAACTCTTTACTGATATTTTCGGCAGAGACTCTGGCTTCAGGCCCACCTTCCAGTGAATCATAAACAACATTTATTTTGAGCTCGTATGGCTCACCTTCAGGAAGATCATTATTTCTCTCTTCACCTAGGTCAAAAAACACCCCAATGACATGTTCGGAGTTAGCTGAAATGATCTCAGCAACCGCTTTCTCGAATTTGAACCCTTTGTCCTGATCAAAGGCACGTAAGCGTTCTTCAAAAGCATTAGGAAAAGCAGGGCGACCATACTTTGCAGCAAGCCATTGTTTAAGGGCTTGTTTTTCTTCTGCAGAAATTTGATACTTATTATCTCCGGCTTCGATATTAAAATCACCTTTTGGCAAAATCACTTTACGCTCATGCCGGAGTTCAACTGCGCTTTTCTTAACACTTTCTGGTTCTTCAAAACAAAGATCGAGTATTCGTGGATGTTTAGCCCTTTTCATTTGAGAAGACCCCTTTTTCAAGGGGCCATACATAAGTTCAATGTTCTTTTCCGAATCGCTCTGTAAATCACAATCGTGTGTAATAACTACCACTTTGAAAGCAACTTGGTCAGGTTCCAATATCTCTAAAGACACTGCATCTTCATGCTTAAGTATATGCCCTTGACGCCAGGCCGTTCCTCTCCCTAACATATATGCAAATTAGTCCTCAATTATTCCCGGAATTGAAACAGATGATTTCCATCCGTCAGACGGTTTAGCTTTGCTTGAAGTAAAGTTGGCGGAATCAGCAGCTGAACTCATAGCTAAAGATTCATCCACTAACATTTGGACAGGTCGATGCCAATCATCACCATTTTTGACGAGTTCTAACAGCGATAATCCATTAAATGCTTTCATCTTAATTAACAGCTTTCCATCACTAATTCTAGCGCGAGAAAACTCATCAGCAATGTTGCTAAGAGTATTGATGTACTCAACTTTTGAACGATCATCTGGTTGGTTTTCACCCGACAACCATTTATACAATGCTTGCCTAGTTATTCCCAAATCCTTAGCCAACTCAGACATGGATGGGGATAAAACTTCACGAACATTCGAAAGATGTTGAGATATGTTTCTAACATCCAACTCGTGAACATCTGTCATATCATTGAGTTCAATCGCGTTATGAAGACTGTAATTTGAGTTAACATCTTCAAATGCGATTTGAACCTTAGGCTGTACGTAATGCTTCCATAGCTTATACGTATTCACATTATAAGCAGTACCTGTTCCAACAAGTAACAATGTGGCCGCTACAGCTGCAACTTTGGGCATACAGGAACTCTGCGTGCTTGATACGTAACGTTCAGCAGAGGCAATACTACCAGTTGATGTCGCGAACATGTAAATCACCTCCTAAATTTTAGTGCCACTTCTGCTTAGCAAACTCTGAAACCATGCCTGTGAATGCTTCTTTAACTTTACTATGCAATGAAAGGATCTGCTTTTCAATCAATTGCAAATCAGGTTCCATATTGCCTTCAACATAATGATCTGTATCTATGATTGCATGCCTGTTGACGGCTGTATTACTGAACCTTTCTAAAGGCAGAACGCCATTAGGTGACATATCAGGTGGGAACCCTAATTGCCCATACATCTTATGAATGCGCGTGACCATAAAACCAGACTTAATGAGTGGCTCAACAGATGTTTGATAAACCGATTCTTGTATTGATTGTATCTGATTTAATCCAAAGTTTACGCCATGTAGCTGCGGTACAAGATACTGTTCAACGGTCTCATCACCTTCAGGAAAGACAGCGTCAAGGTAGCGAATACCAATCCTACTTAACAAGGACGGCTTTGCAATATCGAGTAACTCTTTCAATCCTAACAACAATGAGCTAATAAATGGCTTACGCGTGTCATAATCGGTCGTTTGAAAAGTTATAAAATCGTTTCCCAACACAAAACCTGATCTTCTGTCTGCACTGACCATTAACCAGTTAGTTACAGCTTCAACAGAATGGACAGGAGGTTCATTAGGACTTTTCATCTCGAACTTCAACTGTGTCGAATTACTGACTTCGAAGAGCGGGAACCCTTTAACTCTTAAAGCATCCTGTATCTCAGGGATATACTTACTCATTGCCGCTATTGGAGTAAATTTAACTTGTACCAATGCATAATAAACGGGCGCATTGGACATACGTTGCGTATCAGCACTCATCCCGCCCTCCTTGATTTGCTTTCATGTGGTGTCTCTTAATGTCAATGCCTGCAGTTTACACTTAGGTTGACACTTTCTCCACTTTAAGTTTTGTCAGGCATCAAACGAATTCATGAAAGTTTAACCGTCCTAATGATTCAGGCTTGCACATGATACCGCTTCGCATGCAATTACCAGCACACCGACTATGCTCAAATCGTCTCTTACTTCCCTGTGATGAGGCCATGCTCTTATTGGAAATCTTTGGCACAGGATTGTGCCCAGCCCGGTTGCCACCACTCCCGGGCTTTTTGTTTTCAGCCTTGAGTTTTCTTATCGGCCACTTTTTTCAGGAACATCCACTGAATGCTGTAGGCTACACCGCCGGGCGCCAGTACCCACGAAGACGAAGAGTGTCCATCTGTGCCCATCACCACGAACGTCACTCCAACCAGGTTAAGCAGTTCGACGACCTTTCTGTCCCAGGTTTCTGCGATACCGGTATCGCCTGGCACCACATCCACTTCGACGCGTGTACCTGGCGGGCATGTTACACGTGTGCATGTTCCATGAATTTTAGCCATGGTGTTGTCCCAGCTGTCTCCGTAGTAGGTTTCACTGTCATTCGCATCCATGCCAGCGCCAACCATCGTCAGCGCCAGTAAAGATAATACTGATAATGAGTTCATACTCTTTCGCCCCGAAAAATGCCGAGACTATAAGCTGACACTGACAGCATTAAGTTTTCCGCAAAAATGCTTTTCGTTCGTTTTCACTCATCACGTTTCCGTCTGTGCGCGCTTTACCGCCTCTTCAAGTTCACTGAAAGGCACATCGCCCGTCAAAACGGTGTCGCCGATAAGGGTCGCGGGCGTATGAGTGATATTGAGTTTTTTCATCAATGCTTTGTTCAGCGCCAGGGTATGCGTGACATCCGGGCTGATTTGATAAATGGTTGAGCCTGCAGAGCGGACTGCATTCCGGATACTGTAATCATCCAGTAAGCCCTGATAACGCATCAGATAGCGATGTAAGGCCTCAAATTTTGAGGGCTGTTGTTCCCATAAAGTCAGAGCCATACGCGAAGGGTTAAGTGGCTGAAACATGGATGGACTGAATTTGTAAGTCACAGCCAGCTGAGGATGCTGCGCCAGTAGCCGATGCAGTTTTTCATCCAGGCATTTACAGGCTTTGCAACTGTAATCGGTAAAACATACCAGCGTCAGCGCCGGTTGCAGCGCCCCGAGTCGCGGTGAATGCGGATCATCAAGCAGGTTGCTGCGAATTAATGCCTCCGTCTCCGGAACCCTTTCGGGCGTATATGCCACCAGCTCCGGAGCAGGCACGCGATGGATGTGACCTGGTGCGATGGAAACAATCTGCGCAGGTGCAGGTAAAGCAGGCAGTAACATCATTGGGACAATCAGGGCTTTCAGCATAATTACTCCCGAAACAGTTCATCGGCCGGCCCCGTGAGAAGGTCAACTATTGGCCGTAATGACATTGAGGCGCTAATTTGACTTAAGTTTGGCGATGAAGTTTCGTGGCGGGATTTATATCTGGCGGTCATATCCCATAACACTGTGGATGGCGGTGCCTTCAGTGATACCCGTAACTGCAGCACGCCCCAGTACCCGGCGGATGGTGCGCTCATTGTGGATAACTGCCGGGCCAAGCACCGGACGAGGAGGCATATTGACGGTACCGAATTCAAACCAGGGAGCTCTTTTATCTTTTGAACCCACCACCGCCTCGAAACCACTGATCTCATGCTCCCACGTATCGCGGAACTCACCGGTACGCAGAAGCGGGGCTTCCAGTGGAAAGCCTTTTCTCGCCTTGTCCGCTTCGGTACTCTCAGCCAGCGGAGCCCAGTCCTGAAAAGGACCGACCGCCGGCTGATAAAAACCGATTTCATCTTTCGCGGTCTGTGCGATAGATTCTGCGACGTCTTCGAGTCCGTCAGCCAGTCGCTTGTGCAGCGCGACTTCCAGCGCCGCAAATTGCAGTGCCGCACCGAGGAATCCTTCTAACTCTTTCACGTCTGTTTCTCCCAGGCCCATGTCTGCCAGTTGAACTGTGCCCCTTCCAGCTCCGAAAGGACGATCGCCATCGCGTGCCGTTCGTGCATCACCATCTCTGTCACATCAAATACCATTGAGAATGGAACCCCGTTCTTCAGCAGCCAGCAACGACTGCGAAAATCAGGGTTCAGGGCGAGTTTTTTGTGGCGGTCCTGGGAATGTCATCACCTTGATTGCAGTCTCCGGTGGGGAAAAATTGGGTGGCCAGCGCGTCCATGCCCTCGCGCCCCAGAATGCTGATCATGGCATCTACCTGAGCCTGCGTCTGAGGAATGGCGTACTCATCCCCATCAATGTCTGAGACCCGCGCTGCAGGAATGGCATACACATTCACATAAACCGGGTTCATTGCGGCCTGCGCGCCAATTGCCAGAATCAGACGTGATTCCTGTAACGGGTCAAGCTCGCGATAGCGGATAACGCGACCGCGAGTGTCAGTTACCTGATTTGATACAGCAACCGAGGGTTCATCAGATCTCGGTTTTTCATGGACTGTGACTTTCACTCAGTAACCTCAGTTAACTTTTTTACGACGGCTGGCAGTGAACGTCAGCGTCTGGTTGATGGTTTTCTCACCCTGCTTGTTGCCGGCATCGGTGAGGTGAAATGACACCCCTTCATAGCGATACACGCTCACTGTGCCATTCGCTTCAGTAATGGTTTCGGTAATGGTGCCGCGCGGCTGATCAATACCGTTGTAGTAGTTGTCTTCCCACTTCGCCCAGAAGTCATCCAGCGTGGCATCCATACGTTCAGCCATAATGGTCCCATGCCAGCCAACAGGGATTTGTAATTCATCAGTAATGCCGTTTAGCGGGGTAATCTTCTGTGTCGAAACCTGCGGCTTTGAGTCAAAGCTCATGATTTTGGGAATGCGCAGCTTGCCCGTGTGCGTATTGATATCAACAGCGATATCGCGGCCCACGGTATAACCAAGGGTTGGCATGGTTTATCTCCGGATTAATAGCGCAGCGGCACTAGCGGTGTGAGTCGTTTGAGACGGAGATGGACACGCTGCCGCCCCCTTCCATATTCACCAGGAAATAGCGCACCACATTCAGATATTTGACCTGCACATCGGCCGTCATATAGCCCAGCGCAACGCGGGAATCCGGGTTGTTGGTCGCATCGAGGCGCACTGAGAAAGCCGGCCCACCGTTCGGATCGCCGATCATCTTCAGCCCTTCCAGGTTTGACAGAAATGACTCCAGCGTGCTTTTCGTTTCCCGGCGTAAATCCACCGTCTGGTTGTCACCCACCACGCCACCAAAGCTTGCCGCAATCGTCAGCGACAGGAAGTTGGTCATGCGGGTGTAAGTGTCATCATTCTGGGTCGGGTTGGATGAGGTATTCCGCCCCGATCGCATGCCAAAATAATGGCCGCCCGGACAGGGATTGGTGATGACATCAAGACGCGCTGAGTTAATCGCGCCGATTTCCGCTACAGAATAGGGACGCCCCGTCTGCTGGCGCTCCGTGGCAATAATGCCAGGGATACGTTTATTAAGGGTAGAGATATGCGGTGATCGGGATGCAATATTCGCCGCTTCGAAAGTGGCTGGCGCAATCATGCGGTTTATACCGTTGGCGCTATCCTTCCAGAACGGCCAGTCACCAACAATCAGTTTCAGGTGCCAGTCATCCACACCAGAACCGTTAAGCGCTTCAGACAGGGTTTTGTAGTCGGTGGAAACACCGCCCTGGGTGATGATATATGCCCCTTCTGACTCCGCAAACGCAGCCATCGAAGGCCAGCAATTTTTATCCGTCACATCAATCAGGTTGATGACCTGCGAGTTCGTACCTCGCAAGGCAAACATGCCTTTACGAGGGGTATCAATACCGTCCTGACCAAGGAGAACTGTGTCATTAATTCCTGTTACGCCATCGGTACCGCCATTCAGGGTGACCTCAGTAGCCGGTGACGGCGTCGTCGCCTCTGACTCGGTGACTTTTGCCCTGACTAGCTGGCTGGGACCGCGAATGTTCATCTGCCCGTGGTTCACCGCCTCTGCCATGGCTTTCCACATCGCATCCCCTTCACCTTTCAGGTTATCGAAGACCTCAGCACTGACACCCGGCAGGCTGATGGTGAGCTTTCGTGAACCGACGGCGGTACCGTTACTGATGCCTGCGCTGATCTGATTACCGCGCGTGCCGCTGTACAGTGCCGTAAGCAACAGTGAAGCCTTGCTCCCGTTATCAAAGAACCTGGCGCTGGCAGACGTATCCCGTCCGTTGGTCACACGGACACAGTTCAGATTCGAGGCGCCGAGCTGCAGTGAGATCGCCGCAGCGGTGGATAAATCGTACTGGCGATTCCTGGGTGATCCCAGAAAGAAAGCCATGTCAGTATCGGAACTGATGCGGAATGCGCTGTTTACCGGTCCCCAGCTGGCCACGCCCACCATTCCCAGTCCATCTGTGGGTACGCCATTTATATACCGTGTGCGGGGCGGCACGACCTGCACGTACAAATCGGGTGCCGTCAGTGCAGACGTGTTAAGGCTGCCCGAAGGATAAATCGGCATGAGAATTACTCCGTAATAAATCAGTAATGCGGGTAGCGGGTTGAAGCTGATGCGTGAAAGGCAGGCATCAATGCCTGAGGTTGTGGCTATTTACGGTGACAGCGATCTCCGTCACCTCAGGCGCACTGATGGTCTGAGTCGTGGCGTAATTAACACTGAAAATCAGGTCACGGCGGTACACGTACCAGTTTTCAGCAGCATCCGAATCAAACTGGCGTGCATAGAACATCTGAGCGGGCACACCGTCGCCAAGGTCAATGTGACAAAGCTCTGACAGAGCAGCATCAATCTCTGTGCCTATCGCGTTTCTCAGCTGAGGAGTGGGTGCCCAGACCGTAATCTGAAAGTCTTTAATCTGTCGGCGTAGCTCCCTGACAGCAGTGCCAGCGGTTGTGACTGTGATACTCAAATGATTAACAACGGGGATGATGACCCGACTCATCATGATAAAAGCATGGGGGAGATTCAGCTGAAGGATGTGGACTACCTGTTCTGCTGTTGTACCTGTATAGAAGTGAAAGATAAATTTTTTGCCATTCAGGTGAATCTGCACATTCGTTATAGACGATGCAACTCCCGAAACTGTAATCGCACTGTCAGTTACCCTCAGTTGCAGTGTAGGTTTGCCTTTTGCCAGCGTCTGATAGGGTCGGCCTAACGCACAGTTAACCTTGCGCTCAGATGGCAGAGGCCACACGGAGACGTGCGCACCGCCTGCTTCGGTATCTGTCTGTAATGCGCCTGACACCGGCCAGCCGGGATAAATCCTGACAGAGGTATTAACAATACAGGGCAAAAGAGGACCACCAGGATAAAGCACGTCCGCGACCCGCTTAGCCAGATAATGAGTGACATCATCAACACTGGCCATCTTAAGCAGTCAACCGCATTGCCGTCAGACGCCAGCCCATATCTGTCAGTTCGGTACCGCTAATGACATAGCGCAGGCCAGTATCATCCGTAACAAAATCCCCAGGATGAATATGCAGATCACCGAAGGCCGGCATCAGAATGTTGTACCACGCACCGCGTGTTTCACCGGGCAATTTTAACGGGCTGTGCTCACCATTTCGATTGTGCAGAATACTCGCAGGCCAGTCAGACATGATAATTTTTTCATCCGCTGTGGACGTCCCGCCGTAATCCTGTAACCCTCCACTCGCCCTGGCTGCAGCGGTGCGTCGTAAAGTTATCAGCCGTTCTGCTTTCACACACAGGATGGGCTGCAACAGAGGCATGGCAGCCACATAAAATGTACCTTCTTCATCTGAGGCCAGGATATCACCCGTTTTAAATCCGGTTGCATCAAAAATACCAATGCGGGCGGCCTGACCAAAACGCGCAGCGCGCATGTAGCCGTAATCAGTCGTGAAGGACGCCGCAAGCACCTGCAATGGCTCCGTTTTGAGCGGGCTGAACGGGTTCACTGCCCGGTAATGACGGGCGATACTGCCAAGACGTTTTGCTGCCTTGCGATTACCCATGTTTACCCTGGCTGAAAGCTGTAACGCATCCATATCAGCTCCTGACCAGTCGTGCTGAGCTATCGCCCAGCGAAGGACCGGGAGTGATGCCCAGCAAGCCGCACAGCTGACGTCGCCACTGGTTGTAGAGGCGTGTGCGATCGGCCACTTCAGATCGGTTACGCTGCCATACCGCTGCTTTATCCGTATCGAGATTTTCCGCAGCGCGTGCAATGCCACTCTCCAGCCCCGCCAGCGTAATGAGGAAACTTGCCACTATCAGTTCCTCCTCATCCCGCAGCGTGTTCATTCGATGCGCCAGCGTCTGATAGCGTCCGGAGGTGACCTGTGCGTACGACACATCTGAGCGATCGTCGGGAGTGGTATCACCCAGCATCGGATAGCCCATGTAACGGCGTGCGTCCGCCTGCTGTTGGGGAGTCAGCATGAGATACCTCATTCAGTGAAATGCCACCGGAAATGGCAGCTGCAGGCTAGCCCAGCAAAACGGCGGTGTGTTCTGGTTTGATGTTCTGACAGCCCCACGCAGCGGCGATTTCATAACGAACACGGCGGTATTGTTTATACATCGAGACTTCGAATGACATGTTGGTGCGTGGGTCGGTGATCATGATACGGTCGTCTGCCATATCCCCCTCTTCAGGCAGCGCCGGGGCACGAGTGGCCAGGATGATCGCAGAACGGCTGAAGGCAAAATTGGCACTGAATTCACTTATTACGTCGAATTTGGCACCTGCTTTCACATTGTCCATCAGTCCCGGTCGATGAATTATGATGGCTTCTCCAGGTGAGACCCCTGCAACGACATATTTATGCTTACCGAGCAGCACAACACTACCCGGCTCAACAGAAGCAGGTATTTCAGGTTTTACATTGGCACTTGCACCAGCCACAGGGATGATTAAGGCTCCGGTTTCAAGGTCGTCACTGACTGACAATTTTTCTGCTTTCGCCCCCGTATTCTCTGCCACACCTGCAGACTCGCGCAATGTGAAGCCATGCAGTTCGAGCAGTGTGCCCTGCGCACGCAGCGATGTGGTGCCCGCTTCGTTGGCTTTGGTCAGCTGCGCCATGGTGCGCAGTGCTGCACCTGCAGTTGTGTCGATAACACATTGCAGGTCACTGAGCGGTGCACCGTTATCGGTGAGGATTTTACGCACCTGTGCCGTGTCGGTCAGTGTGTCCTTAAACGGTGTTTTACCGGCTTCACCGGCAGCACGGGAGGCACGACGGAAGAGATCGCCAAGATCGTCTTCGATTTCGTTCACCAGCGTGCGCATGGCCTGCGCAATCTGGTCGCGACGAATGCCGTGGTAGCCTGGTCCCGATTTGATGCCTTTCTGTTGCTCACCTTCCCAGCGGAACGGCACCATGCGGGATTTGGTGATGGTCAGCGGCACGTTATCAATAATCTGGTCGCCGTTATCGGGTGGTAACTGGCCGGGCGTCACATCACCAGCTTTGGATGCAGGCGTCAGCGGAATACGGATCGGCTGGTTAAGAGCCGCACGTTCTGCCGATGCATCAAGCGTGACGGAGGGGATAAACCCTGCCAGTTCACGCGACACAATATCGAGCGACTGATACAGGTCGGGAATAAGTTGCGTTAGGGTATTAGACATTCAGAGTGCCCTGTTAATCAGTAATCTGCACACCCGCGCACGCTCGTTCGCTCTGCTCCTGAGGGCTGAGTGTTTCGAACTGTTCACGGGTAAGCGTATTCGGGTTGGTGTTCCCATTGCCTCCACTGGAGCCGCCGCCTGATGCGCCGGTACCTTTGAGGATCTGGTCTTTGTAGGGATAGTGCTCGACGAGAATGCCCAGCGCTTCATCGAAGCCGGCTGCTTCGCCTGGCTTGATTGCACTGAAGATTTTGTTGCCTTCACGATCACATGCCGTGACAGCGTCACCGTCTAACTGGAAGTTACTGCCAAAACGGGCTTCCACGAGGTCAGCCGGGATACTCATCTTCTCGGCGATGAATTTAGAACGGGCAAAACTCCCACCGATTTTTTCCGCAGTGAGCTTTTCGCTCAGGTCGTCGCGCTCTTTGACGATCGGGGCGTATTTCTCTTCTACTGCACGAACCGCTTCTGTACGCACCTTTTCGACTTCACCAGCATCCACCAGCGTTTTGTCTTCCAGGTTTTTTACGGTCTCCAGCGCCGCCAGAGCAGCGGCCGGATCAGTGATGCCTTCGAACGTCTTAAGCGCGGTCTCCGCCGTCTCCGCACGTTCGCGGTGCGACTTCGCCTCGCCATTCAGGCGCGAGATGGTCTGCAGAGTGCCCGGCGCATCGAATACGATTTCTTTGCCGTCATCCTGCGTGTATACAGGTTTACCTTCGTTCACGACAACATTGCCGTTCTCATCGAGTTTAAGTTTCATACAGGTCATCCAACCGGGTAAGAGCCATCCGGCTCGTGGCGCCGAGCTGCATCCGCAGCAGTAGGCAATAAAAAGGCCCATGCGTTTGCACAGGCCTGAGAGGGTTAAACCGGGTCTGGTACCGGCTTATCTTTATTGGGTGGCGGCATGGCGCGGATACGTAGCAGTTCATCCGTCCAGCGGAGTTCGCTGTTTATCAAACCACGGCGCTGAATTTCGTTGAACAGCGTTTCATCTGACAAAGCCCGGGCTTTATGCATGCCCACCAGGAAGTCTGCTGAGGCTTCGGCGAGTGTGGTGGCACCGAAGTCGCTGAAGATGGTGACATGGCCACCATCTTTCTCACCCATCCACTCCGCCAGATACTGCAGCGCCAGACGAGATGCATCGGTCAGGTCACAGACCATACGCTGCAGAGCGCTGGTACCCGCCTCGTTATCTGCCAGCGTCTGCACCACGGTTCGGTGGCCGGGTTTAATCACCAGCAGTTCCGCCCCTATCTGACGCATCTTCTCCTCAAGGTCGAGGATGTCCGTGCGCCCGGCTTCGATGGCTTTACCGCTGTGCTCGACATAGCGCAGGTCTGCATCGTCTTCTTCAGCCATAATGGCAGACGCAGCCCCAACAGATATCGGCCCATCGCCGAGTTTTTTACCAAACAGGACCGGCACCCGCGCCACGTGCAAAATGGTCTGCTGGTCACTGCGGGACTGCCAGTGCTCGACATTGAGCCATGCAAGTTCAGTCAGCGGCGGCCTGCCGTGCATGAAACCTCGCTTATCGCCATACACCGGGACAAAGGTGATTTTTTGCAGGCTGGTTTTACCCTCATCGTGCAGCTGCCACTCCAGAGTACCGGTTATGGTATTGGGTTTTTCACGGTAAACACGCCAGCGGCCGGGGTTCAGCACCCTGACCTGTTCAATGCTTTTAACAACAAATTCATTGTCCGGATCGCGCTCGCTCACCGTCTCGACAAAGCGCAGCATGGTGAACGTCTCCTGACCATTGACTCGTTCGGAGTCGAAGTCCAGCAGGCTGTTGGCGGTCACCTTCACGAAGTAAGGACGCAGCCCCCGGTGACGCTCCTCAGCCAGAGAAATGCGCTTATTCGAGGGCGGGTGCTCAACCAGAATGCCACACAGGCCATACGCCATCGCTTCTTCACAAATGTCAGCCAGAAACGAGTGCAGATTTGTACCCTGCAGGTCGATATCGGCGAACATTTCGCATATGCGGGCAGGCACAACCTTTTCATCCCAGGTCACCGGGCGGGAGAAGGGTTTGCCGCTGAGCACTTCAACGGTTCGGCTGAACGCCGGAAACAGCGTGGCCGTACTCAGGCGGTTCTGATAGAACGCATCTTCTTCGTTGGGCCACCGTGGCAGATACGTTTTTCCTGCCTTACGCATTGCCGCCGTGCCACCCAGCAGTGCGCTGATCATGGGCCAGCATCCGGCCATCGACTCAATTCTGGGCGATCGCTTCCGGACGTCGTTGTTCATGATGATATTCAGTTATGCAGTGAATGGACGGACTGTTGTGCCTTTTGGCTGGAACAGCTCAGTAATGGCCCAGACCAGCGCATCGAGGCGATCCGGTGATTTTTTAGCGGTGGCAGGTACGTACTCCAGCAGCTGATTCTCCAGCTGATAGAGATTGCCACGGTGCGCCACCCGCCCCTGTTCATATAGCGCCGAGATAGGTTCAGCGCGGGCAAATTTGCCCTTACTGGCATGGACGCGAATGATGCGCCCGCGATAGCCCGCATTACGCAGCGTATCTTCCGCCATGTCACCGCCCTGATTGGTTTCGATAACGATGGCTTCAGCCCGGTGCTCCTCATAAGCCCGGATGGCACGCTTCGCCCAGCCGTTGGGCGAGTATTTCCCCGAATAATCAGCATCAGCGGAGAACAGCCGGTCATTACCGCGCCCGTAGCTGCTCGCCACGACAATGCCCGTTTCGTCACTCTCTTCGCTGTTGGTGGCCTGTGGGTCGATAGCCACAACGGTACGGGACGGCTGAAGCGCAATCTCCAGCGCTCGGGCACCCGACACCAAGGTTTCTGTCCACAGTGCGCCTTCGGCATTAAACCGGCGCGGACGCTGCATGTACTGCGCTTCGGCAGTGCGGCGGTGTGAAAACAGGGAAACCCGGTGCGACTCGTTATGCTTATACGGCCATAGCCAGCCGTCAGGCAGGCCATGCTCAACCGGTAACGCGTGGGTGTTCTCAGGGTAAAGCGCGCTGTAAGACTGACTGTTATCGATAATCACCGGCAGATTCAGGTGATGCCACTCTTCACCGCTGCCACCCCGCAGCAGATAACCGCTCAGGTCGTGATAGTGGATACGCTGCATGATGACCACGATAGGTGTGGTCTCAATGGCCAGACGAGAGCGGATGGTTTCGTTGAAGCGGGTATTCACCCCGTCGCGGATGATTTCGCTGTAGGCATCGTCAGGCTTTACTGCGTCATCAATAATGAGCGCGCCCTGCCAGCCTGGCTCCATGTGCCCGGCACGAAAGCCGGTAACCTGACCCGCAGCTGACGAGGCATACACCCCGCCGCCGTATTCGGTCCACCACATGGCTTTACTGTCCGCATCATCACGAAGTGCCATAGGCCACATGGCCTGATAGGCTGCCGACTTCACGATGCTGCGCGTGGTAGAGGAGTTCAGTAACGCCAGGTTGTGGGAATAGGAAAGATGCATGAAGCGCGCGCGCCGGTTCATCGCCAGCCCCCGGCCCATCATGTTGATGGTGGCCAGTTCGGTCTTGGTGTAGCCCGGTGGAACGTTGATGATTAGTCGCTGGATGTCACCATCAATCACGCGGTCCAGCGTCTGCTGTATGACCTGATGATGTGGCGCCACAATCATTCTGCTGCCGGTGCGCTGCCTGAAGAAGTAGCGGGCGAAGTACATCCCGTCCTCTTCACACTCTATACGTCGTGCAGCAGTCTTATAGTCAGCAGTCGTCATCCTCTAGCATTTCCCGGCGAGCCTGCCGGTATTCCTCGCGGGAGAGCAGTTTAACTTCAACGGGACCTCCATCCTTGCCCGTCAGCGCATGCGTGGCCTGCTCTCTGAAGGCCTGCACTGCAATGTGCTTACCCAGCAATTCCAAGTTCTTCACTTTATCCGGCCACTTGATTTTTTTGAGTATGTTTTCAGTGGTGGTTTCGTCGAAGTTAGTGACTGTCGTCAGCACATCCAGGCCACTCAGTGTCGTGCGCCAGACTTTTGGCCACTCATGAAGAAGTTTAAGGCCACCGTCGTCTTTCAGGATGTCGAGTACGTCCATTTCATCGATCTGAACCAACCGCTGCAGTACGTAATCTGCATTTATCTCAACCCTTTCGTTTCGGGCTGTTTTAAGTTCTATGATGCGCTTCGCAATATCAGGTTTAGAGAGGTTTTCAGAACCCATGCGGCTTGCTGTTTTCTGGCTGTATCCTGCCCGAATGGCGGCCTGTGAAGCGTTTAGATCAACTAGGTACTCACGACAAAACATTTCTTGTTTAGGAGTTAAGGTCTTCAATTCAAACCTCAGATAATCGCCTCGCTCTTTGCAGAAACTGACTCGAATCGAACGAGGGGGCTACCACTAAATTTAGTAGTAAATAATCTGCAATCTCTTCCGATAAATATTCATTCAAGGCGTTAATACATTCTGCTTTACAAACATGCGGACAACTCAGGGATTGCTATGAAAATTACGGCGTATGATCAGAAGGCACTTAAAGAGATTCATCAATGGAAAAACCCACAGATTGGATGGTTTGATAAGGCTCTGAAGGTAATTAATGAACCTTTGAATGCCGCCGGTAATGCAGTTCTTTCAACACCTCTAGTGGGTGAAGCAATCCAGAAAGCGGTTAAAGGGCTTATCAGTGTTTGCAATGATGCGGCACAATGGTCTGTCAGGCCAGAAGCTATCCTTGAGGAATATCGCTCAGATGGACACGTGCACGTCAAATCTCTAAAAGACGTCTCCGGATTATCGCTGGAAGATGCTGACAAGACTGTCGGCTGGCTTGCTGCGAAGTATAAAAGCTTAGCTCTTGCTGAAGGTGCTGGTGCCGGTGCTGCAGGTATAGCTGGAATTGCAATTGATATCCCGACGCTAATTGCTCTAAACCTTCGAGCCATTGGTGAATATGCAACCTATTATGGATTTGACATTGAAAGGCAAGAGGAAAGACTTTTTGCTTTTAACATTCTTGCGCTTTCTTCATCGCCTGCAGAAGCATCCAAAAATGTGGCGATGGCTCAACTTGTAAAAATCTCACAACAAGTCGCCAAAAAACAAACCTGGAAGCAACTTGAGCAACATGCATTCGTAAAAATTATTCAGCAAATAGCCAGCAGCTTGGGAGTCAAGATTACCAAAGCAAAACTGGCTCAAATCATACCTGTAGCTGGCGCGGTGGTGGGCGGCGGATTTAATGCTTATTTCACTTCAAATGTATGTGAAGCTGCATATTATCTTTACAGAGAGCGCTTCTTGGCTGAGCAATATGGCCCTACAGTCATTGACCAAAGTGTCGAACCTGCTGCCACTTTTGAGCCTGACCTACCGGATACATTGGAAGGAGAGTTGATTTGATAGCAGATCAATTAATATCCAAGCTAAATTGTCGGTAACTTTTTTTCCCAAGGAATAATTATGTCAGCGATTGTTAAACGCACAGCAAAAAATGCCGGTGATGCTGGTGAATACTATGTTGCCTACATGTTATCTCGCCTTGGTATAAGCGCAGCTTTAACAACCAGCGGTACAAGTAGAGTAGATATAATCGCGACCATTGACGGTTCTAAGAGCATAAGCATTCAGGTTAAAGGTTCTTGGGCCAGGTCTGCTCCAAGGCAATGGACTGTTGGCAACCACAGACCAATAGTTTCCCCTGACTTGTTTTATGTCTTCTGTAACATGTCTGAGGATATTAACAACACAACAGCCCCTACGATATATGTTGTTCCGAGCCACGACGTAGATGCTTTATCGACATGGCATCATCAGGTGCCGCTTTTCAAAATATCTAAATCAGACGACGATAATTATCTAAATCGCTGGGATCTTATTCAGATTGCACTGGCACGTACTTCATCTTAAGCAAATCTTCCGGCGCGAGATTAATCCAAGCGCCATCTTCCTTAGCACCTCAGCAACACAAATGATTCAGTTTACTATTTTAGGTAGCGAACTTTTCATCAGGCCGATGTGAGTTTCACCTGACTTTGTTACAACTGTGATGCGGTAGGTGTCTGTCATATTGGCTCCAATAAAAAAACCGCACGGAGGCGGCTTGATTATCAGTGAATGTGTTACAGGGTTATTCGTCTCTAACTCATTCACCTTGGACGGTGCGATAAAATGAGCATACAGCTTTCTCTTTCTGTATGTCTTAAATCTCTACAGTATCGTTGTTATTTCTCGCTTCGTCACTGTATGCGGCCTGTTCTGCTTCCTCGAAAGTCGTAGTCACGCAGTGAATGTCATTACATCCACCACCACGCTCATAATCATCGTAAGCAAAAACGATAAAGCGCTTTAAATCTGCCATCTTACCACCAATGTTTGTATTTCATTGGAGTATAAACCGATGTCGCAGCGCTTCACAGCGTAGCTAACCCTATCCCTTGTCGAAGATATTCATCATCAGGCGCACTCGTAAATGCGCCTTGATGTGCTCAGCTCTTAAAGTCGGCTAACCCTTCGCTCTTACGCCATGCCCTGACGGTTGCAACGATTTTCTCCGGAGTGAGATCATCATCGTCGTCATAATAAATCAGGTCGGAGCCTTCCGGGTGCTCCGCCACCGCAATGAAGTTATCCAACAACTCATCTTGGTACGCTTCATTGCCCTCAGCGTTGCAAATCTCACTGACCAACTGAGTAAATTCTGCTTCCGAGTAATCTTCGAATCTTGGCTTTAAGTTCATTGGGCACCCTCATGTTAGGGTGATGTTAACTCAAGATATCATTTTAAGCATTGCTCGTTTATGTACTGCTGCAAGCCGGCTATTTGCTTTCCGGCAACTTCGATTCGACGTCTGAGAGTGAAATAATTGCGTTCAAGGGTGTCATCAGATCGGGGGCTGGCAGCATCATCCACGCAGGAGGTGCCGGTGGCTTTTGCCCTGTAACGTTTGACGTTGAGCTGCAACCGGCGCTTGCCAGTAGCAACATCATCGTGCAGCTGGTCAATAGTCGCCTGAGCATCGGCTAAGTCCCTAGTATATTTGGCATCGAGTGCAGCAACCTCACGTTGGCGTACCTGCATGTCATCTATCATTGCATTTGCTGACTGAAGTGCATCTGTCGCTTTGTCGCGCTCGCTCTGGTAGATGATGGCATTGCTGCGGTAATAAATGGCTATTGAGCCTGCCGCCAGTACGCTGCTTAAGGCAAACGAGGTGATAAGTACACCGGAATTAAAGGTCATCTGCACCACCCGCCAGGCATAGGGAACGCTCAATCTCTCTGCGTTTTATAAGCCCTTTCCACTTTTTACCGCCAGCTAACTTCCAGCGGCGTAATTCATCGCACGCTCCGCTTTGGTCGCCTGCATTGAGCTTTTTCAGAAGGGTGGATTTTGAGAAGGCTTCAGTACCGACGTTATAGGTAAAACTGTAAAGTGCTGCCCGTTGATACTCGTTTAGCGGCACGCTTACCAGGTTATCAACCGTTCGCCTGACTGGCTGCAGGTCAGTCCATATAAGGCGATCGCACTCAGCGTCAGTGTACCTTTTACCTATGACAATATCGGCACCGGTATGCCCGTCGCAAACCGTCAGGACGCCAGTCACATCAAGATAAGGCTCATAAACCCGCCCTTCAATACCGGTTCTGCCACTGAGCAATACGGTGGCAATCATCAGCGCCCCGCCGCCAGCAGCAGCAATCAGTTTTCGACGCAGTGCTTGTGGTATGGCCAAGGTTTATTCCTCGCGCGGATCTTTATCGCAAGATTTGTGATGTAAGGCCTCAATCTGTGCGAGGGCTACTTTTCGCTTATAAAACCAGTTAATCATTAGTGTGAGGAGTGCAAGTGCGATCCCGGTCAGCACGCCAAAGGCACTCCATTCATCCGGGCTGAGCCAGGTCAGAATGCCCTTGGATACCAGCCCTGCCGAAGTACTGTAAGCAGCGCCAGAGGTAAGCCTGTCCATTGTGAAAGTCATGAGCCCTAACTCGTTAAGGTGAGGCGCAGATACACCAGGAAAATGAATATCGCCTCAGGCCATATCATTTGCTGGATGCAGAAAGCAAAAAGCCCCGCTTTCAAGCGAGGCTCTGTTCGTGGATGCCATGAGGGAATTGGCATCGAGAGTAGTTGTGCAGAGTATTATGATGAAAACGAAGGCGTGATTAAAAAGATTATCAGGCACACTACCTTATCCGGCGTGGTTTTCTGAATGGCAATACCCCACGGTTGGGCGCAAGATACCACATAAAATGGAAATGTAAATAGTGAGCTATATAATCGCCAGAAAACATATCGCTTACTACTTAGTGATTTGTTTTAGTTGCTTCTCCGCCCATGATTCTTCCGTCAGTAGTTTGGTTACGAGACTTTCATAGAATGATTTGACGCTTTTGTGCCATGTATCCAGCGATATTTCGGCAGTGATGTGACTAATAATGCCAAAAATATGGGTTGAAGGGATCCGGCTAAACCCTCGCCCACTACAACGCTTGCAGGGCTGGTAAACGGGTACACCCCGGAGCTTTGACTCGCGGCGATTGACGGCTTCGCCACGGCCCTTACAGGATGGACAGGCAGCGCGAACTTTCCGTTTACCTTTGCAGCACGGGCACAGGCCATTATCAAGAATGCCTTTTCCACGACAGACAGGACATTGATTCTCAGTGGCAGCACTGCGTGCAAACTCCATAAAAGCACACACCGACAGGTGGTTAATGACTGATGTTCTGACTGCCGGCGTCAGTTTATTGAGCGCAGGAATATGTTGCGCCTGCTCCCGCGCATAAATACTCAGAAGGCTCACCGCACGCTGCGATTCAGTTTTGCTCAGATTCATTTTTCCTGCAAAGGCTGCATAGCCCAGCGCCGCACGGTGCTGCAGCATGCCTGCTGCAGTCATCACATCACTGGTGGTAAGCGATGAACATGAGCCTTTCGACGGCACATCTCCACGCGATACAGATTTTGGGTTGTGAAATTTGATCAGGTGTTCGAGATTCATGTTGACTCCGTTGCACTGCATCAGGAATGAAGTGATACAGGCAACGGACTGTAGCGATGGAGACGTTCACTTTTCTGAATGAGGTGAAACGATGCAAAGCGGTTTGTGGATAAATGCCCTCTTGCAGACGACCCTGGGTAACTCTGATCGGTCCCTGCCAGTCACGTTCATCCAGATATCTATCAAAGCTTCACCCGTATGATGGCGAGGGCTTGCGCCCTGCTTCCAGCCGATGAGTGTTGAGGCAGCGACATCCAGTTCGTAAGCAATGGCCTGAAGCGAGAACCCGGCTCTGCTGATGTCACAAAGCACTTTGAACCAGTCTGTCTTATAGATGTTGACTAAAGGCACGATGCTCTCCTGAACACGCATAACTTCTGATGAAAACGTTAACCGGAAATCGTGGATGTAAGGGTTGGACTGTCTTACATCCTGGTCAGGTCCTTAAGGCTTTTGAGGCCGAGTTTGTTAGCGCAGTTTTTTCTGTGCTGATATATGGTTTTGACATTTACGTTCAACTGGAGGGACTGCGCAGGGGCTTTCATCCCCTTGATGTAACCATCGATAATCGAGAGTTCGCGCAACGACAGGTGGCATGCGTGATCGTTTCTTATTCGGCCATTCAATGCATCCACGAGTGCAACTCTGAGGCTGTTTACCGGCATAGATGAATAAAGCGTACATTCAGTGTTAGCTATTCTACTGATAAGCCGTTTTTTTTTGTCACACAGATAACGTTCATCATTGATATAAATCAAAATCCGTCCACGCGTTTTTCTTTGCAGAAAGAGGAAAGTATTAAACCATCCTGGAAAGAATATGTTCGCTGAAATGCATACGATCGCGCTGAAGCTAACATCTTCGCGAAAACAAGGCTGCCTTCTAAAAAAATCACGCTCATCCCGGACATAAACGGCATGCGTTGAATGCAGATAACTCAGGTCATCGATAAGACTGAAAAAACCCAATGTTTCAATATTTCGTTCACCGAGCACAAGAAGGTAACCATTTTTGCTGAGCACTATAATATCTTCCCTAACCTGTCGAGTTGAAGAGCTTATTTATACTGCCCCGGAATAATGATGAGAACATGATAATTCCACTCAATCAATACATCTTGAGGTTGCCTGACCAATTGTTACATCCTGACGCATCATTTATAAAAAAATTTAAGGATATTGAATTCATGCCATTACAGAAAACATCAAACTTTATCTATGAGGTTTTTAAGAGAAACATACAGGTGTAACTCTTAAATAATTCACATCGGATGATGAATTGACCAGAAGCATAACTCTGACATAAAATCCCTTCGCCCATTAATAGTAACCAGATGAATTATCATGTTTAAAAAAATGGTCTACACGCTCGTTCTTTCATTATATTCACTGACTAAATGCACTGCCGAGCCTGATAATAATTTATGGCTAAACCCTGACGCTTTTCATTCGGTCCATTCCGGTTACATTGAAGGGTATGAAAATTTTATCTTTGCAGTGCCTGATAAAAACATCTCTGGCGATGAGGCAAAATCCCATCGACTGGATCCCAACCGAAAGCACCAAAAACTTAAAGCTTTAAAAAAGGGACAAAATCAAAAAAGCAGTAGTTACATAGGATAACTGCGCTTTTCGCTTCATGACAAAGCGCGGGTGTGAAGAAAGTGCATTCGGGGAATATTTTTTAGATTAAGCATGTAGTGCTGCCGAGGATGAACAATTTATCTTGCCCGGCAAGAGCCCTGATGCCGTTATGCTCTGCACGCCCCCATAGAAACATCTGCAGCCAGATAACAGACATCATCTGACCTGTGCCGTCATAGTCCACTGTCCAATCCACCCGGCATCAAGCCGGGCACACTAATAAATGAGTTTAAGTTTATCTTAAAGACTTCAAATCATGAGGCTTTACAGGCCTAGCATAATATCCCCCAGACAACAGTAACACACCCAGGTTATTTAATTCCGCATAAAAAAACCAACAACAAAACATCAGCACTGCCACGAGCACTCAATATTTACCCTCAAAGAAAATTCAGATAACTTAACCAGAAATAACTCACACTAGCCTCTTCAGACAAAAACGATAAAACCCGAAAAAAATTAGCATCAAAAAGTGAGGGAGCTCATAACAGCGTTAATTAACACAACCCTGAGAAATTTCACTGCCTTTGCTTAACAGGTGGAGGTTTTCAATATCAGAAATCAGAATTTCTGGCACTCTGCAGGAGAATCACACATGGATTATTTTATCAAAGGCTGGACTATTGCAGCGACAATCTATACCTGCCTCAATGTAAGTGAAAAGCTATGCCAGATGTTTCCTGATAAACAACTCACGATTTGTATTATTGGCATATGCCTCAATGTCGCCCTCAACGTCATGCTTTTCTCATACCCTAATCGCGGGCGAGAATAACCAGCAGCTCCATGAGTTAACTATTCCTTCATGCAGAACCGGATAAATTCAGGATTACGCATCTCGTGTGCGCAAATATGTGCATTTTCCCGACATCATTTGCCAGTGCAAGAACCGGCTACATGTGTCCGAAAGGGATACATTCTGGTTTTAATATTTCTCTCAGTAAGCCGATAAGACCAAGGAAAACCCATGAATAAGGATGTTAGCACGGGTAACACACTGAACCTGATGGCCATCATTGCAGTATCGTTAAGCACGGTCATTGCGATGCTAGACAGTACAATCGCTAATGTCGCGCTCCCTGTGATTGCGCGTGAGTTTTCAATCAGTGAGTCCAACTCCATTCTGATCGTCAATGCTTATCAGTTCGCCGTGGTCGCATCACTGCTTCCACTGGCGGCACTGGGAAAATCCGTGGGTATCACGCGCGTATTTAATACAGGCGTACTCTTATTCGCGCTGTCATCACTGGGCTGCGCGTTATCTGAAAGTCTGGAAATGCTGACGGTATTTCGCGTGGTACAGGGTTTCAGTGCAGCGGCGATTTTGAGCGTGAATGCGGCACTGATCAAAGCTATCTATCCCGCAAGCCTGCTGGGCAGAGGTTTGGGCGTGAACGTTATGCTGGTCTCCGTTGCCGCAGCGGCCGGGCCATCAATTGCCTCTGCCATCCTTGCTGTGGCGAGCTGGAACTGGCTTTTCACCATCAATGTACCTGTTGCGGCGGTATCGTTACTGATTAGCGTAGTCTTTCTGAATAAGAGCCCGGCTGAAAAGGGAACGTTTGATCGCACAGGAGCCATCATCGTATTTATGCTTGGTCTCCTTTTCTCATGCACTGTTTTCGGCATGACGCGGCAAAAGATGTTTTTTGCGATGGTGAGCCTGATTGTATTTGTACTGTTGCTGGAAACGTTTTACCTGAACCAGAAACACAAGGTTGAAAAGGCGCTGATACCTCTAGCCGTCTTCCACAGTAAAACGTTAAGCCTCTCACTTCTGATGTCAGCGCTCTCCTATGCAACACAACTGCTGGCCTATGTATCGCTTCCCTTCTACCTTCACAATGTGCTCCATCGCGATATCGTGTCAACAGGGTTACTTCTGACTGCCTGGCCACTGGCAACAATGTTTACTTCGGTTCTGGCAGGCAACCTGCTGAAAAAATATGACTGTAATATCATTGGAGCCGCAGGTCTTGGGTTGTTGTTTGCCGGCATGCTGCTGACCGCTGCCCTGCCGGTGGTACCCGGAAATATTGATATTATCTGGCGAGTCGCGCTATGTGGTGCGGGCTTCGGACTTTTTCAGTCACCGAATAACTATCTCATCATGACTTCAGTAAACGATGAAAATACCAGCGTCGCCAGCGGTCTGTTAGGAAGCTCGAGGCTCCTGGGTCAGATTGTGGGTTCGGCACTGGTTGCACTGTTTTTTAACATCAATGTGAATGATCCAATCAACTGCAGCCTCATAACAGGAGCGTGCTTTTCCTTCTTTTCTCTTGCAGTCAGCTACTGGCGATACATATCGGCAAAGCCTCATTAAAGCCATAAAACCTGGGAAGATGAGATTTGTCGCCGGGTGACTTCAATCATAAAGGCATTACTAAGTGGTTCCGGGTTTCTGTTATCGTTTCAGACTACTGCAGCGGTCAGTAGTAAACTTCACTTCGCTACGGGCAGATCCTCATACCGCGTCGTGTATGCCGGTGACAGCATCTCACGCTTCATCTCCCAGGATTTCTGGATCCCCTGACCTGCAAACCATAACTTCCCCTTCCCGCTCTGGTTTAGGCCATCAACAACACGCATCAGCGCCTCACTGTTGGCCTGAGGCTTAAATTCATCAAAGAGATTGAGTTGAGAAACGCCCTGGCTGTAAAAATCTCCTAGCATCACCCCTGCTTTCATATAGCGGCACCCGTCCCGCCATATATGGTCGAGCCCCTGCATAGCAACTCTGATGATGTCGCGCGTGTCGTTGGAGGGAGTTAGCAGCTTACCCATCGCCTGGTTTCCATAGAACACTTCACCTTCAGCGTGTGGGCTGGTCCGGACAAACACCGCTACCTGACTACAGTACTGGCGTTCCCTTCTCAGCTTCTCAGCCGAGCGCTCTGCATACGAGCAAACCGCCTGACGCATATCCATATACTCGGTTATGCGCGAGCCGAAGGATCGTGAGCAGACGATTTGCTGCTTGGTAGGCGCAAATTCTTCCAGCGCGAGGCAAGGCTCGCCCCGCAGCTCGCGCACCGTTCGCTCCAGCACAACGTTGAAGTGCTTACGGATGATATATGTGCTTTGCTCCGACAGGTCTTTCGCGGTGATGATGCCCATAGCATTTAGCTTCTTACTTATGCGCCGGCCAACACCCCATACTTCTTCGACCGGAACCAGCGCCATCAGCTTCCGCTGGCGCTCAATGTTTGACAGGTCAACAACGCCGCCGGTCTGCGTCCACTTTTTGGCAGCGTAATTTGCTAATTTTGCTAACGTTTTAGTTTGCGCGATACCGACGCCTACTGTCAGATGCGTGTTGCGTCTGACGCGTTCACGAACTTCTCGCCCAAAATCTTCAAGAACCCGGCAATTTCTCAGACCTGTCAGGTCCAGGAAGGCCTCATCGATTGAGTACACCTCGACGGATGGCGCCATAGCTTCCAATGTTGTCATTACGCGATTGCTAAAATCTGCATACAGCGCGTAGTTGGAGCTAAACACTTGAATCTTGTGTCTGCGTATTTCATCTTTAAGCTTAAAGTAAGGTGCGCCCATGGGGATATTCAGCGCTTTGACTTCCGCGCTGCGTGCAATGACACAGCCGTCATTATTACTTAAAACCAGCACTGGCTTTCCCCATAAGTCAGGTCGGAAAACCTTCTCGCAGGCGCAATAAAAATTATTAACGTCCACCAGCGCGAACATTACCGGGCCATCGATTTAATCGAGTATTTGACCACTCCAAAAATTTCAAACTGGTCAGGATCGTTGACCGGAATGATAACGTGCGCTGGATTCATTGGCTTCAGGTGCAGGCAAGGTTTGGTCATGAGCTGTTTCACCGTGAACTCTCCCTCGATGGCCGCCACAATAATGTCGCCATGATCAGCTTTCACTGAGCTGTCCACCACCAGCATATCGCCATCACTGATGCCACCTTCAATCATGGAGTCACCGCTTACCCTGATGAAATAAGTTGAGCTGGGATGGCTGACAAGCAGACTGTTAAGATCGATTCGCTGTTCAACATAGTCCTGTGCAGGAGAAGGAAACCCACATGGGACGCGCTCAATAAATAATGGCAGCGCTAATATGGCGCGGATTTTTGCAGGCTTGTAGAACTTCATGGCTGTAGTCTCAATTGATGAATTTCAGAACAAAATTAAAAGAAAATTTAATATTTTATTTATTCTCAACCGTTTGGATTGAACACCTGAAACACCCGCTCATCACCTTCCGCTGTGGAAATATCCCGGAAAACTGACTTGTGCGCTTCTATCCAGTTGTTGGCTTCGCGCGGTGTGTAATGCCAGTTGAGCCGCTTAAGCTCAGTGACAAAATCGAGTGTACTGACGGTGTATCGGCCAGCGGCATCGCGTTTGATTGCGAACCTAAAGGCGTCTTTGATTTCGTAGTCGCGGGGCATGGTTATAACCCTCCCTGATAGATACTGTACATAAATACAGTAATATCGATCGCAAGGATCGATCAAGTCAATTGCATGAGGTTTTTGCGAAGGGACTGGCAGGCAAAGAAATTTATATTGCAGTTGACTTTATGAGGGGCAAAAACTGGCTGAATACACAGATGTGAAAAAATACAGCAGTTAAGCTGATCTTTTTATTGAGGTTTTTGTGCTGCCTGGATATTATCCGAAGATGTGGTCAGTAAGTGTGCGCCACATAAGGGAAAGCCCCAAGTTGCGTCAACAACATGGGGCCGATAAAAACAGTCAGTGCTTGAATGTTTTCTTGAGATCTCGTTTTTGAGATTATCTCAAGCGAGATCCCGTGTAAAGCGTTCGGCACCTTATTTTTCAAGGTGCTTTATGAAAATTATTTGTAAACAAGGCCATCGCCGCAATCAGATGTTCGAGGTTCTTCCGGAGAACCAAGGTCAAACTGGGCGCCATAAATGCGCTGGTTGTGCGTATGATTTAGGTAAGTGGCACGCAATGATTGGCGTTCCAAAAGCTAGTGATGACGGTGTGCTCGCCGACCTAGCAGAAAGTCAGGCAAGTTATGTTCGCCACAAGGATGCATTCACTGCATACCTAATGGGATACGAGCATGGACTGAAGCTACAAAACGTTGCGTAATTACTGACCCGGCCGCCGTGCCGGGTTTTCTTTTGGCTCAGTGTTTGCTGACTCCATAAAGATACATTGCCAGCTCTGCCACGCAACTCCTGGCCTCATCCTCAAACATTGCGGCCATATAACCGACCAGTGAATCGTTCGTAATCGGTATACCTTCGTCAAGCATGTTTATAACAGCCTGCCCCATAACGCTGCGTACTGCATCCATCGCCAGGTCACAAACCTCAATGTCCAT